CCGGCAGCGGTGAAGGCCTTGCAGACGAGAACGGGCTGAGTAGCCATCAACCCGCCTCGCGAAGGTCTGCCAGCTGGGCCACGTGATCGCTGGTGAAAGTCACCGGCTCAGACGCAACCCAGCAGTCATCGCAGACATGGAAGTCCGGAGCGGGCAGCAGATCGGGCGCAATCGCAGGCTGATTCCAGAGCTGGCCCAGGTACTGTCCGCAAAGGTCGCAACCACAAATTCCGTGAACGATCATGGCCGCCCTCTCCAATCAGCTCGCTTGCTTTACGGCAGCGGGCACGGAACGAACGCCTACAATGCGGTTGCGCTGCAGGTTGCCCGGGTCTGGCTCGAATTCGAAATTGACGGCCGTGAGCGGCTCAACGTTGCGGAACTTCTCGATGGCTTCCGGAGCCACCGGCAGAGTGGTGCCTTCGAGGCCGAAGGCCTGTTGGCGATCCTTGCGAGTACTGGCCGATGCATCGATAGCGAAATGCACCTGAGCAATGTCATACGGCTTGTTGGTCTTACTGGAGGTGCCGGAATCGCGGGTGAGGCCCAAGAATACGAATGGCATGGTGTGTTACCTCAGTTGTGAAGGGCTGAATTGCCCGGCTGGTTGGAAATTCGTTCGTACCACTGCCAGTCGTTGTCCAGCTCGGGGAGCGGGTCACACGAAGGCGTGTCACCGAAGCCGAACACGTCGCCCAGGAACAGGGTTCCGCGTTCGTTCTGGATGGTTTGCCATTGCTTGAAGGGCTTGGCGGGGGCGCCGGTCAGCTTGTGCTGCTCCAGGGCCTTGTCGATGGACTGGACGAGCTGGCCGAGGCCGCCCGACATGGATGCTTGAAGTCGCTTTTGCTGGTCGACGCGCAGGCGCTGGGTAGCGCTCAGCTGGACGCCCTGGAGGCTAACGGTGCGCATGGCGAGACCTCACATACTTGCGGCCAGAAATCTCGCCAGAGAGGTAGCGGCGATACTCACGCTCACAGAAGTCGTACCACTCCTGAGAGCAGTGAAGCGGACCAAACTCAAGCAGGCAGGCCTCAAGCAGAAGCGCCCGGCGGCGCGCCTTCCACGAAACGAAACGAAGCTTCTCTTCGCGAGAAAGAACCTGAGAGAGAGTCATGCGGCCACCAGTTGCAGATGGCCGACCGGACGCCGATACCAAGCCGGCACCGGCAGGTCGTAGACCTTGGTGACCTCGCGAGCCTGACGCACGATGACCGGCGTAAAGCGGCTGGTATCGCAGGGGTTGGCAATGTCGATACCGATCTGGCGAAGACGGGCGCGATGCTTCTGGAGCGACCGGTTTTCCTTGTCGAAAGGCTGGCCGTTGCTCCAGTTGATGGCGACCATGGCGGTCATATTGGCCGCATAGGTGCTGGTGACTACACCCTCGGCAATCAGTTGCTGGGAAATGGTCGCA